ATCAGGCAGTAGTCCAACTAGACCGGCAATTCCATCAGTAATTCTTACAGCACAACAGGTCATGTATACGCAACTCGGGCCAACGGGTGCTACAGGACCGATGCCGTCAAATTATGTTTCTTCAGTGAACGGCGCAACAGGAGCAATCGTAAGCGTAGCCGTAACTGGCTCTAACACCTTCACCGGCTTGCAGACCATGACGGCAGGAATTACTGCAAGTCATCTGTGGGTTACAAACGGTGCAACTTTTGCTTCAAGACCATCATTCACCGCAGGATTAACGGCAAGCAATCTATGGGTAAGTAATGGTGCAACTTTTGCTGCTATAAGTGCTTTCACCTCGGGAATCACTGCATCCACTCTGTATGTGTCTACCGGTGCTACTTTTGCTTCAAGACCATCATTCACCGCAGGATTAACGACAAGCAATCTATGGGTAACTAATGGTGCAACTTTTGCCGCTAGAAGTGCTTTCACCTCGGGAATTACAGCCAATAATTTTTATGTGTCGGGTGGTGCAACATTCGCAGGTGCAAATTTAGTAACATTCACCACAGGATTATCGGCAGCGGATGTTCGCGCAAATCAAGTTATAACCGATAGCATATTCCCAAGAACACTGGGTAGTGCCCTTTACTTAAACAGTGGTTCAGATACTGTAACTTTCATTGGAGACTCCGCCGGAGCAGGTAGTTCAACATATGTTGAAGTTAATGATAGCACAAATACTATTACGCTAAATGGTCAAATAACTCTTAATAGCATTAGTGTTGTTGGCGGCATAGCCGGTGACACAATAGGATCCAATCAGTTTATTCAATACGGTCTTGGTCAAGCGCGTATTGATTCGGTTTCCACTCCACTCACAACAACCGCATCCAATCAAACCGTATGGGATGTTGCTGTTGGGGATGCTACTGCGTTTCCATACAGTTCTGATTATCGCTCTATGGAGTTTATGATTCAAGCGGCAACAGGAACAACCTTTGAAGCCCTGAAGATGTTGGTGACTCACGATGATACAAACACATTTAATACTCAATACGGTGTAATTCGTAATGGTTTAACTATGGGTTCCTATAACACAACTCTTGTGGACGATTCAGGAACCAAATACTTAAGATTGCGAGTCTCTCCAACATACCGAGGCACACGGTTTAAAGTGTCTGGAACTATCTTGAGGGCATAAGGAATAATATATGGCAGACACAATACTACCATAAACTGATTGACACACGAAAAATTCATGCTATACTTACCCGACTCCTCCGCTTTTGGGGGAGTCGTGTCCTAAATACAGGAACACTAAAACTAGGAGAAATAAAATGAGTGACTTCAACGGATTGCCTACCCCTTATCAGTCGTTTATCCATCTTTCGCGTTACAGCAGATGGATGCCAGAAAAGAATCGCAGAGAAACATGGGAGGAAACCGTTGCTCGTTATTTTAATTTCTTTGAGAAGCATCTTGAAACCAAGTGTGGATACAAGGTGGAAAAGTCGGTTCGCAACGAACTTGAAACCGCTGTTCTGAATCTTGAAGTGATGCCTTCCATGCGAGCATTGATGACCGCAGGTGAAGCACTTGAGCGCGACCATGTTGCAGGTTACAACTGTGCGTTTGTTGCTCTGAATCGTCTTCGTGCGTTTGATGAAATCCTCTACATCCTCATGTGCGGTACAGGCGTAGGCTTCTCGGTTGAGCAGCAGTTTGTAAACAAGTTGCCAACCATTGCAGAAGAGTTCAGCGATAGCGATACGGTAATCGTTGTTGAGGACAGCAAGATTGGTTGGGCAAAGGCATACAAGGAACTAATGTCGCTGCTTGTTGGCGGTCAGATTCCAAAGTGGGATACTTCAAAGGTTCGTGGTGCTGGCGCAAGACTAAAGACTTTCGGTGGTAGAGCATCGGGCCCAAGACCACTTGAAGACCTGTTCCGTTTCTGTGTTGATACCTTCAAGAAGGCAGCGGGACGCAAGTTGACTTCTATTGAGGTTCACGATATCGTTTGCAAGATTGCTGAGATTGTTGTGGTTGGTGGCGTTCGTCGTTCTGCTCTCATTTCTCTATCTGATCTAAACGATGAGCGTATGCGTGGAGCCAAGACGGGTGCATGGTGGGAAGCCAACGCACAGCGAGCCTTGGCTAACAACTCTGCTGTCTATAAAGAGCGTCCTGAAGTTGGAACATTCATGGAAGAATGGCTATCACTTTACAACTCTAAGTCAGGCGAGCGTGGCATCTTTAATCGTGATGCTGCCAAGCGAACTGTTGCGAAGTTGGGTGATCGTCGTGATCCAAACCATGAGTTCGGAACTAATCCTTGCTCCGAGATTATTCTTCGTGATCGTGAGTTCTGCAATCTCAGCGAGGTTGTGGTTCGCAGAGAAGATACTGAAGAAACTCTGAAGCGTAAGGTTCGTCTTGCTGCAATTCTTGGCACATGGCAGGCTAGTCTTGTAGACTTCCGTTATCTGTCAAGCGAGTGGCGCAAGAACTGTACCGAAGAAGCCTTGCTTGGTGTGTCTCTCACAGGCATCTTGGATAATCCAATCATGCGAGATAATCGTGAAGGTCTACACAATATGCTTAACGATCTTCGTGAACATGCCGTAGAAATAAACGCAAAGTGGGCAAGCAAACTTAAGATTTCTCCTGCCGCAGCGATTAGTTGTGTGAAGCCAAGCGGAACCGTATCTCAGTTGACGGATGCGGCTTCAGGCATTCACGCTCGTCACAATCCGTATTACATTCGCACCGTTCGTGCAGATCGTAAAGACCCGCTGTGTCAATTCATGTTGGACAAAGGCTTCCCCGCAGAACCATGTGCCATGAAGCCGGATTCCGTCATGGTGTTCTCGTTCCCAATGAAGTCACCCAAGGGCTGCATTACACGAAACGATATGACTGCGGTTGAGCATCTTGATCTGTGGCTCACCTATCAGAATCACTGGTGCGAACACAAGCCATCAATCACCGTTACCGTGAAGGAACCTGAATGGGTTGAAGTGGGTGCATGGGTCTACAAGCATTTGGATGCAGTATCAGGCATCTCGTTCCTGCCACACTCGGATCACTCCTACAAGCAGGCTCCATATCAGGACTGCACCAAGGAGGAATACGAAGCCTTTGTGTTGCGTATGCCTAAGGATGTAGATTGGACTGAGTTAAGCAAGTATGAAAAGGAAGATAATACCGCAGGTACTCAAACCTACGCTTGCTCGGCTAACTCATGCGAAATCGTAGATCTCGTGGCAAACTGACCCCCATAAATAATGGGGTGAAAATTGTAGGAATTGACTATTCGTTATGCTCGCCGTGTGTTGCTGTAACAACAGACGGCGGGCTATCCTACCAAGCCCATTATCTTACTCAAACTAAAAAGTTTCTAGGTGATTTTAAATTTGGTAACTTTTTAATAAAAGGATGGGAATATCCTGCTTGGACGACACCTGAGGAACGCTATCAGGGGCTCTCAGAATGGGCTATAAGCCTCGCTGGTGCGTCCGAGCGAGTAATGATAGAGGACTATGCTCTTGGAGCCAAAGGGCGTGTTTTCCATATCGGAGAGAACGCTGGATTATTAAAATGGAAACTGTGGAACTCTAAAATTTCCTTTAAAGTTGTAGGCCCAACGGTTCTTAAAAAATGGGCAACAGGCAAAGGAAATGCTGATAAAGAAAAAATGCATGCGGCATTCCAAAAGCGTTTCGGATTAGATTTGCAAGCCCGTCTATCAGGCGGTAAAGGCAAGATAGGCAATCCAGTAAGCGATGTGGTGGATGCCGTATGGCTCTGTCAGTACGCGATAGAGAATTAAAGGTCTGCAATAGCACCGTTACTGATTGTAATCACCGAGTTATTCACTTGATTGATTACACTCTTGTCTAAAGTAACTATAGCCGCTTTATAAGTGTCAACATACTGCGTTAACCAGTGGGCATCATTGTTTGGGTCTTTTGTTGTGTCGTAATCCAAACTGTATAAGCGTCGCCTTCTGAGCCAATCGTTTGGTGGATCATCGTACTGTGTACTGAACAAATTGTTATTATAATACTCGTTTACAATCAGTGCTGGCGCAGCATTCCACCATAAGAATCCAGCAATCTGATTAGGATTACTTGCTACCGCTTCATAACAATCTTTAATTCTATCTTTCAGGGTGGATACAGGTATACGACGATACTCCACAAAATCATTACTTGATTCGGTATACGCTCCCTTATAGCAGTAATCTTTATAAACTTGAGAGTTGGGATAGTATACCGTTGTAAGCATCGGTAATATGGGTTTACTTTTATTGTACTTCTTGTTGTACAGCACTGCTCTATAAACACAATCGTAATTGTATTGACGATGAAGATTGCGTCCTTCAGAATTATTCTTGTAAAAGTCCCATCCACTCTTTGTGCAGTTTAGTGAACGATCTATAGGTTCAAAAATATACACAGAAGGAGTTATGAAATCTACCGCGTCTAGTATGCCAGCATATCTGTCAACAAGGAATTCGTTCACAATATCTCTTGAAGTTTTGTTTAGATAATTCCAAACTTTGCCTTGATGATCTGTTGCAACATCTTCTGCGTACCATCCGCCTGTAGTATTGCCACGATCTCCATCCACATCAGACCAATACACATCAGGAATACCGTAACATCCAATTTTTGGGTTTCTGTATTTTTCTGGCAAGTCTTCAATGTATGTCACCCAATCATCAACTAACTGCTCGTAGCCGTATGGTGCGGTATCTGACCAGTGATAAACCATTTTTTCAGGAAGTTTTGTAGTTTCTAACTGCAATACTGCTCTAGTAGAACCCAATATTGCACGAATATTGTTTATGATATCTGCTAGTGTGGCTTTAAAAGTTTCTTCTTCTTGTTGTGTAAATGGCGGATTAAGAGGACTTCCGTTTAAACAACAGCCTGCATTCCAAAATCCATTGTATAAAGACTCAATATCTAATACCAAATAAACAGAATCACCAATGCTTTTACCGCCTTTATAAATATCCTCAACATTTTTTATAGTATGATATGCCCATGTTACATACTCACGAACTAAACCAAACGCTGTCCAAAATGCATTTAGATTTTTTGCAATAGTAACGCTAAACGGATCACATGTAGGATACTTAGGCCCACCGTCACTTTCTTTTGCAAATGCTGTTGGTTTAACTTCTCTTGTTGTTGGATCATTGTAAAAGGCATATGTTTGAAAATCATACAACATGCAGTAGGTGAAATTGGTTGCTTTTGCATTCAGATAGTTTCTATCTAAAGCAAGTAAACTTTCATTCATAACCGTTTGCGGTGGATAGGATTTAAAGTATCCTGAAAAATTAAATCCATTGGTATTCATGAAAAACGGATACTTACCGTTTGCACTAATTGGATGCAAAGAAAAATCACCGTATTCGGTTGTGGTTGTAATTTTAGTTTTATTTCGTCTAGGCTGCGTGTACATATAATCATTATTATGAAACGCCAATTCCACACCAAACGGAACTGTGTTTAAATTGATTACTCTTGGGCGTAGCCTTTCGGTTGATTCAGTATACGCTAAAGTTACTCTTGGATCTGTTGGAAGTTGAGCGGCTGGCTGACTAACACTACCTGAAAGCAACGAGTTGCTAGGAGTTTTAGTTGGTATCGCATCAATTTCTATGGTGGGTTTCTTTATTGGCATACAGCCCCCTGTTATGTTTTAGCCGGTATAGCCGATATCAATCTTTGTGGTTTCAGGATATACCGTAATCATACCTTGAACCAAACGCTTTACAGTATAAGGTTCTGCACCTGAACTTAATCCGTGAAGTTCCACATCATAGAAGTAAACACCAGGTTTAACATTAGCAGTTCCTGTTGCTCCTAAACTAATTTTAATTCCACCAGTTCCACCTGTGATAGCGGAAGTTAGGTTTATTGCTGTGGAAGAACTATAATACTTACGCATCTGAGAAAATACTGCGTATCCTGAAGTGATGCCTTTTGCAGAACCGTCTGTGTTTGTTGCGGTCAAGGAAAAAGAAAAAGTTGATCCTTGATCCATATCATAGTTGATTGATACTGCCATTAACTTACCCTTTGTGCCAAGAAGTATTTACATGAAACAATATTTCCTGTGAAACTACCGCAAATGCCTCGGTTACGCCATTCGCCTGGAAGTTTACTGTACGACGGAGAGTTTACCACTTTACCGTTAGCCCAATGAAATCCTTGCTTTGTTTTATCGTTACCGCTTTCTGTGCGAACATAGATGTTAGGCATAAGTGTGTTTACACTAGGGCCGTTTGCTAGAAACAGGTCTGCGCCTTCTTCTGCGGAACACACAACCGCCACAGAAACAATTGAACTCACAGGATAATCATCGTCTTGTGTGGTTTCTGGTGTAGCCGCAAGACATGGGCGAGCAAATTCCTTGGCAGCACAGTCCACATGGCATTTGGCTTCCGAGAGAGTTTGTGTGTGTTGCTCTGTCGCCTTATCTTCAAACTCTTTGATACGCTTTTCTACAGTTGTTAAGGCTTTAGCGACAGCAGCCTCAGCATGTTTCTTTGCTTGCAGAAGATACGCTTTATCTTGAGTGTCAATGTATTGTTGTGCTTGTAGGTCTTGCATTTTTATTCTGTTCTTATTTAAAGGCTTGGATAGAGAGGTCTGTAATGTATAATCAAGATATTCTTTGAGCCAAGAATTGTGATGATGGATTTCCGCTATCATCGCTAGACCAACACACAACTCTCCAAGTTCCTTGTACTACAGTTCCCGCACCATTATAAGAATACCTTCCGTTCCCTACATACTTTATGACTCCAGTTATAGATGATCCTATAGCATGACTATAATCACTATTTCCATTAACGGTGGAACTTCTAACAATGAGAATGCTTCCTATATCCAAATCAGTTTCGGATGTCCAACTTGGAACCCTTGCTTGAGCCCCGTCAACAATCACTCTCTGATAAGGAACAAGTTCTGATTCTCCTTTACCGTTGATTAGTGATTCATAACCTGTTGATCCAGTTACGCTAATTCCATTTATACCCGCTATCTGAAATTTACCTGTTGTTTGACCATCAAATCTGTTTGTGTTGAATTTGTTGTACTCTATTCTTGGACCTGTTTGGCCTGCGTCATTTGTCCAAGTTGTTTGATAAGTCCAATTTGGCATTTCAACAATACTGAAAGAACTTCCTTGGCTACCAGCACCTATTAATACAGAGTCTGTATAATCTTTAGAAAGACTAACTGCTTCTTGTTTTGCTTGAAGAATATCTGAAGTTAACTGATTATTTTGCAATTCATTTTGTTCATCCGAATATTGTTTTGCAGCAAGTAATGTTGCATCATCTTTCTCGTCCACATACGCTTGTGAGGCTCCAACAGAACCTCCTCCACCAACCTGTCGCAGAGTTGCAAGACAATCAAGACAATCGGATGGTGCGTCTGCGCCTTGAATGGGCGCAGCAACTACTATGCGATCTCCGGCTGCTGGTTGTATTTTGTTGACTTTAATTTCTGACATGATTACTTATCCTCAAGACTTAATTAGGAAACAAGCGTAACTAACTTCTGTTGATGCTCGTTTATTGCCTGTGTATGTTATTGTTACAGTTCCAGACGAGGTAAGAGTTAGAGTTGATGT